TCTCTGTGGCTTCGTTGAGAACTATAGTGAGAAGTTCAATTGCTCTATGAAAGTCAGTTACACATTCTACCTGACTTTCATAATCCTCAAATGTCGGATGTTCTTTGCCCATCCACGATACGGCATTTTTGATGCCCCGGGCAAACATAGCAGATAATCCGGGATCTTTTAGCCGCAGTATATATGATGGGTGGAACATCGGAGCAATCCAGGCATTTGCAATTTTATCGGGAATACAAAGACCCTGCCATCGGTTGATTGTTAAGGTTTTGAATCTGTTCATGTAGAAGGACTCTATTGCCGTTCCTCCAACTAACCAAATCATCTTAGGTCGTAACTCTTCGATAGTTTTGGTAAGTCTGTGTTTGCATAAACTTAACTCTTTTTTGGTTGGTTTTCTATTCTTTGGTGGTCGACAACAAAGGGCATTAGTTTTCCAGAAGTCCTGTTCTAATGATAATTTGTATTTGTCCAACTCATCTCTAAGTAGCAGTCCAGATTTTCCAATGAACTGAGTAGGTTCTTTGTATCCCTTTCTTTCCCATTGCTCATCTTCTTCAGCCCCTGGGGCTTCTCCTACAATAAGAACCTTTTGTTTTCCTTTCCCGGTATACTCCATCTTTGGGGACTTGGCCGATTTATAAAGCTTACAATCCTCACATGGATCAATAGAAACCCCTCTAACTTTTTTGGTTGGTGTAACTTCTTTGTTCGTAAAGAATCCCTTCATTTATCATCTCCTGATACACCATGCGTCTAAACGGTGGACCTGCTAATCCCGACAAATCGTAATATGAAAGTAGTATGTTTGCTGGATTCCTCTCCTTCGTTGCTCTTTTTAAAGCTTGTTCGTGCCCAACCGCTGCTAAGTAGATTTTCATATCCTATATCCTATATCCTATATCCAATTTTTAATTTAACCGTACTCTCATGGACCTCAGTAGGACATAATCTTATTTTTAGAGTGGAGTTTGTTATGATGTCTTCCTTGAATCTATCCTCCTGTCCATATCCTTGATTGGGGGTGGTAATATCGAAAAAACTATACAGTTTTTTAGCTTTATATTTGTTCAGAGTTAGGTGCCTGATTTTACCTCCCCCACCAGCAAAGTAGATGTCCATTATACAACCAGGCTCATCAGATGTTTCAACTTGCCGGACAGAATCAGCAGTTTACCGGGTTCATAGGTCATGGTAGTATTATGTTCCAATACTTCAGATAGGAATACGGGATTGGCTTTAAAGGTTAGATCAGGAACTTTGTCATGAATATCAATAGAGGTCTCGGCCCAACCAGATGCCCCATCTGAACGGCATTTCAAAGTATTCTTGGTGACGGATATTTCAATTTGTTTGTCAATATCGAAGTCACCATCAGCCATTGGATACACGGTATTTATACTGTCCTTGAATTCAGAAGGAAGTTTCATGGTAACGGCGTTATTCATTTCGAAGAATTCAGATACATTTGGATACTCATCAACGACTATTCTTGAACAGAAGACAATCCCATCCAGAGTACTAAAGAACACCCACGACTTCATGAGCGCGTACTCAACAATATCAAACTTTACTAACTCAGTGGCAGCAGTAGCTGGCAGGAGAAAAGTATCTGATATATCATGCTTCAAATCAAAGAGACTGATTCTGATATCATCACCGGAAACCAGTCGGTTGTTCTCCACACTTATACAGGTCATATAAGGGCAAGATAAATCTTTCGATGCCGAGAACATACAAAGTTTTATTCCTTCCAAAAACTCTTTATCAAGAGACTTCCACTCTGTATCTTTTGGGAACCCCATATCATCAACCAACTCCATAATAGTCTCATCGGTTGATACATTGATCCCGGCTTTTGTCTTACCGCAAGTTAGAAGTAACTGTCCCTCCTTCAAAGTCACCTCCACTTCCTTGCCCTTGAGGTCTTTTACAAAATCGTACAATTTTGTCGATGGAACCGAACACTTGAACTCGGTTTCCAATGGGTAGCTGATACTGATCTGGTCGTTGTAGGTAAATACATCATCGCCGGTAAATACAAAATGAGTGGCCTGTTCAACTATACCTTTCGAAGCAAGACCTGGTTTTATTTTAAGTAATATTTCCTTGAATTCACTTGGTGCTATTTTCATTGTTTACCCCTTTTTGATATCCGAATTTATTTTTGTATTTATCTAAAACAAAGTTTGTTCTGCTGGTCCAATAAAAGGTTAGAAGTCTGGGAACATTGAGTTCGACCATATCACTCTCTCTCTTCCCAGACTCCTCCAGGGTATCCGGCAAAGTAAATGATCATATCATGACACCACTCTATCTTTCCTTGCATTAATTCTCCCCGTTTTTACATATTCGGGCAGGAACTCCGGTTTAGTCTCTTTTAAAAAGTAGTATGACATCAACCGGTTTTGATAATCTACTTTGGTTAGAGTCTCCCCCTGGTTATCTTCAGTCCATGTCGCAAGAAAGATCCGCATGTTACTTTAACCTCCGCATTCCAAATCCTTTTGGTTTGGGGGATAACCAGGGCCAAGGCCATTCTGGCATGGATTTTTCAAGGTCCATGAAGTAAATAATATTCATCTCATCTCTTTGCTTATAGTCATTGGACAGACCCGGCTCAATGACTTTTTCAATTGTCCGTTCCTTGGTCCATCCTTGGTTGACATACCCATTTCGGTCCCCTCTGACATTCCGCTGACTATCAGCCTCCTCTTTACCGAACCATCTTTCGTTATCTTTCGGAGTATACTTTGGGTCTTCTTTTCTGAACTCTGATTTACCAAGTTTGAACCCCTTGGAATCAAAGTACTTCAGGATTTGTTTCTTCTCCATAGCAGAAAAAGTTTCGAAGTGTTGTCCGACTTCTGTAACGGATGGTGATCTTTGCGATACACACACCTTCCAAGAATCCTCATTGTACACGTATTTTCCATCTCTTATATTAGGAACATAAACAGATCCAAATCGACTGGTCATTACCCACGACGTACTATCAGTTGAATACCAAGGGTACCGTAGCATAAGTTTGAGTGATGTCATACCAAACCCATGAACTTTCTGCTTTGGTATTCTATCTTTGTTGTCACAGATAATATCCCAACAGGAATCCAGAAACTGAACTCTATCATTTTCACTACAATCTCTTCCAGCCATACCACCAAGGCAAAAGTATGGATACTCCATACATCTATACAATGATGACACATCATCATTCAAATGAAATACCGGTAATGGATGGAAGCCATTTGCCTCCATTATCTCCTGATTTTTCCAGCTCCCCTCCGCACTACCAATTACATCAAGGTTGGAGTATACTTCAATGTACTGCTCATTGTCTTGAATGAATTGCATGTAAGCATTCAGATCAATTGTCACATTCTTACTCCATGCAGAGAAGGCCCCACTGTCCAGAAATAATTTTACTTTTTTATCGGTCTCTTTTTTCATCGTCATCTGGTTCCTCATATACTGACCCTTCCCATAATGTCCCACCATCCAAGTAAATAAGTTTGGATTCTTTGAACAATTCTCTCGCTTCTTGACGCCACTTTTTTCGGGGACTGATAAGGGCACAAATAACTATAATGTTTTGCTTCTCAGCAATTGCTGCAATATGGGCAATCCGCATGATGTTTTCCCTTCTGTCCTCATCTGTAAACCCACAAGGAAAGTGTTTTCTAACATCATCCCCATCGAGAATCAATACGGGTTTTCCTTCTTCTCTATACTTAGAGGCCAGGGTATTAGCAGTAGTGGTTTTATAACTGCCTTGTCGACCGGTTATCCAGATTACCATGTCCCTCCTTCTTACTCGAAGTGTACTTTTTTAAAGTCCACCAAGGAATCCCAAACATCCTTCTTGTTTCTGATATCAAGTCCCAACTCCAGTATTGTTTGGGAGAATGTTTTAAAGTCTTTCAATAGTTTGGGAAACTCCATAATCCGGTATGTGATCCCGAGTTTGACTATGATACGTAAACTCAGATTGAAATTGTAACCCAAGTAGGCCGGAGCCTGATCCAATAGAATACTATCAGTACCAAATCTTGTCACTCGTTTCTTTGATTGGACAATGTGATCAAGTGGTCTTGTCAATATGAGAAAGGCATCTTGAGTACCACGAAATTTATGCCAAATATATGGCAGAATCGGTAACATCATCAGAAATGAGAACTTCCCTACCTTTTCGGGTATATGAGTAATATTCCTTTCATCAAGATTTGGATCGAAGCCGAAGGGAAGATCACTGAATGGAAAGTCAGGGTCCCCCAGGTAACGTCGGAAAAAAGAACAGATTTGTAAATGCTCTAACCCTCCATTAATATCTTCATGCCAGAAGTCCGATCCAACATCATACCCTGATTGTTTAAAGAAGTTTGTAACAAAACTGGTCCCACTTCTTTGTGTTCCGGTGATTAACAACATATACTATCCTCCGATCAAGCTCATGAGTTCTTGTCTGGCAGATGGTTGGGTGAGGAAAACTCCTCGTAGACTGGATGTGACCATCTTTGCCTGTGTTTTGATTCCTCGCATTTGCATACACATGTGCTCTCCGGTAATACTAACCCCTACCCCTTTAGCCCCAGTGAAGTTAATAATAAAATCGACTATGTCCTCCCCCAATTGCTCTTGAAGAATAGGACGCTTACCCAGAAGAACAGCGGCCCTGGGAAGTTTACTGGCTCCCAACACCCGATCTTTTGGAATGTAGCCGATTGATATATTGTACTTGACCGGTAGTAAATGATGAGGGCACATGCTCCAACACAGAATATTTTTGACCACAATCATTTGATCATTGTCACATGGAAATGTTTTTGACAGATGTTCTCTCAGTTCCTCCTCCGCTTCCGGTAAAAGTCCCTCAAGTATTTCCCGGTAGGCCTTGGCGACTCTTTTCGGGGTTTCAAAAAAGTTATCATCCTGTATGTCAACTTTAAGACCATGTAAGATAAATCTGACCCCCCTCTCGATTGCCGGAGGACTAAACTTGTTTCTATACTTTGCGGCCTTTGCTTTATGCAAAGTTGCATGGCATGCAGAACATACGATTTGAAGGTTTTCAATATCGTTGTTATTCGGGTTTTCATCCTTATGGTGAACTATCAACCCTTCAGCATCATCCTCTGAAATGTTACAAATATCACAGATGTTGGGAAGATGAGCAAATGCTTTGATTCGATAATTAGAAGCATTCATTTGCGAATATTCAATATAACAATCATGACAACAGAACTTACCGGATCTATCCGATGGGGTGTATTGAAACTCCCTACCACAATTTTCACAGGTACTATTGTTATGATTTTTGGGATCTCTTGGTCTGCCAATTAGAGGTGGAAACAACTCTCGTTCAAGAGCTCTTGCCTCTCGTTTTTCCTGAGACCCCCGTTTGATTAATAGTCTTTCAGGATTGTTCCCCCAGTCATTTTTTGCTTTTTCAGATTTGATACTTTTCAATTCCTCCCCTTTCTTTTTGCCATAAACCTCTTCGTATGATTTGTTTTTAAGATGTCTCACTCTCTTAGCAGCGAGACCCGGCATATCAATAGTGGCCCCAGGGAACAACTTTTTATACTCCTCTATAGTTGTTTGATGTGCACTAATTAAGTGTGTATTAGTTATCCGCTTGAACTCTTTTTCACACAATAGGCACTTTATTTTTTGCATTTCACTTCCCCTTCCTTAACCTTCAAAAAGAACTCGGCTACATGTGAAAAGAGATTATCAATTCCGGCCTGTGTGGGTTTACGATTATGAACTTGAAATAATCGTATTACGGCATCAGCCGCTGGAGCTTCGTTTGCTTCCCAGAAGAACTGTACCCACTCGGCTTCTGTTTGATTATAAATGACATCATTCAAACATTCCAGTGGTGTTCCTGTCTTAATATATAAACAGGCAAAATCCTGATTCGGAAACTTCATCCTGGTCGTTCCAGAGTCCATCAGATCATCTACAACCAGGATATCTTTTTGTCCTGTGTTATGTTCAACCATGGGTATCCCAAGTTTATAGGATAGAGCCATAGCCACAAAAACTCCTCCTTTGGGAACACCATATAGACCGGAATACTTCTCGGTTTTTAGTTGTTGTTGAAGGTGCTCAATTTGTTTATTGAACTCATCCATAGTAACTTGTATCATCTAACCTCCTTTTCCGAGAGCAAAGGGTCCTCAACTCCAGCCACCCGGAATCCTTCCGCTCTAATAGAGCAGGCTGGGCATACCCCACAAGGGGGGTATTGACCTTGATAACAGGTATGACTATATTTATACCAATCAATCTTACCCAGGGACTGCATAATTTGGATAGTCTCCGCCTTTGTCTTCCACATAAGTGGAGTGTGGATGTTGATATCTTTTCCAAAACATAGAGATATGGCCACCTGTATCGACTTTATACTGGTGTTCCGGCAATCTGGATATCCACTATAGTCCGTTTGACAGACTCCGGTAATAAGATTATCAATACCCAACTGATAGGCTTTGGCGGCAGCCAAGGTTAGGAATACGAGATTTCGACCAGGAACGAAAGTAGCCGGGAGGGTCTTATCCCTATCATGGGTTCCATCTACTGATGTACCATGGTCCATGAGAGAGGACCCTCCGAGTTGTTTGAGGGTATCTATGGTCAGGGTGGTATGAGATTTCACTCCTGCCAGTTCGGAGAGAGTTTTCGAACAATTCAATTCTCTCCGATGCCTTTGCCCATAATCAAATGTTACTGTATGGACTTCCGAATATTCCCTGGTGGCCAGGGCCAGGCAGGTTGCCGAATCCTGACCACCAGATATAAGGACCAATGCCCTCATATTACTTGGCTCCACCGGGCAAACTCTTTCCTTTAGTCCAATTTCTGATCCAGGCTTTGACCGTTTTCACTTTAACATCAGGCCCGAATTCTTTTTGAAGTTCCTCCGCATTTTTTGTCTTTTCAGATTTACTCCACTCAGACCAAATGGTAAACTTTGCAGATCCTCCACCTTCTTTTTTCTTTCTGTCTTTCTTCTCCCTCTTCGGTTTGGTATTAATGGTTGTACAGGCTTCTTCACATTTTTTGTAGTCCTCGGGAAAAGCATCTGCACAGGCTTGACAATCTGTATTCTCAGGGTCCCATCCTTTCTTGAAAACCGGACATCCTTCTTCCGATGATCCTTGCTCTGCTTCAGCATCTGTGGGTACTTCAGCATCTGTGGGTACTTCAGCAGGAACATCCGGTCCCTCCAACTGAGCCGATAAACTATTGTACAAATCAGCAACAGCCTTTGGGATGTTAACCTCCTGATCTTCAGGAACTGATTCTACGGCAGTCATAAAAGATTCAATCAAGTTCTCCCTTTTGATAGCCACGAGTTTCACTTTCTTTTCTGCCCCACCCCATTCATTCAACTCCCTGCTTACTTCTTTCAACTCCGCGAGCTCTACTTTAACATCTTCTAATTCCATCTTTACTCCTCCCAAAAATCCAAAAATTAAAGTTAACTTCCTGATTCACCACCATTATACTAAATCCAGATCGTTTGTGCAAAAATTATTTACTTTTTTTCATTTAGATCCAAAACTTTATGAAGTTGGAAATTCAGAATGACATCATAGACCTTGGCCTCCAGGAGCCACCGGATTAATTCATTCGGACTCAACTCACCATACCAAGGGGAAAATGCAAAATTGACTCTTGAGTGGGCAATGGTTTGGAGCGTGTGTTTAACACTCAAGGCCATGGTCAGATCTTCTTCGTCCTTGACGACGAACTTGACAAAATCATTCCCACCCAGTTCCAGAAAAGTGTCATACTGCATTTCCTTCATACAACCTGAACTTGGGAGTTTATAGTCAACTACCCATGAACCCACTCCATACCCTTTGCATGGAAGTGAACCATTTGTTTCGACAGACACTTTATAATTAGACCAGTAAAGTCTCTGAGTCAACTCGTAGAAGTCTCTTGCCTGCATCAAAGGCTCACCACCAGTGATGGTTACATTTTTATTGCCCAGCCCTTTAATTTTTTGTACGACATCATCTATAGTCATCTCTATTCCTGAAGTTGGAGATAGAGCATAACCGGTATCACAATAAGTACATGGGTGTTTCCCAAAACTTTTATCAAAGTTACAACCGGAAAAACGCACAAAAGTAGTCAATCTACCCTGGTGAAATCTATTGACCTCACCATCACAACTTGGAAATATCGAGTAAATTCTCATTCGGTTCCATGTCCTCCTGAATCAGTTCATTAAATCGGTCGTGGTTACCAAACATATTGTCCTGGAGGAAGAAGTAAGAAAACAATACTTTAGAACCGGCTTTTCCCAACAAACCAATACGACTGATATTGCCTCCTCCGAAGGCAAGATATATTCTCATTGTTTTACTTTCTCCATTCTACCCATGAATCAGGGGTCTCTGACATTCTGACTCTGATTAGACTATGGCCGAAAACATTCTGCAGTTCCGTAACCACCCACTCCATGATGTTTTCTGCTGTTGGTATTGGAATGAAGTCGTTCAGATATCTATGGTCCAGTTTATTAACCACTGTTTCGTTGACCAACCTTTTCAAATCACTAAAGTCGAGTATCATACCATTGTAAGTATTGAGTTTCCTTGTAGTTTCTGTAGATATCAGTTCCACTTCAAGAAAACTTCCGTGACCATGAACATTGCGGCATTTTCCATTATACTCAGGCAGATGGTGACCGTAACAAAATTCAAATCTCTTTGTTATTGATAGCATACTTTTCTTCCTCCTTTTGCTGCATATTATGTAAACACTTTGTGCATCTACCCAATAAGTCTGACATAGACTTACCCACGTCGATAGTACATTCCCTATACTTTTCATAATTTTTGACAGTTTCATTAAAAACAAGTTCGGCCATAGGAGACTCATGATTATACCCTCTTCGTAACATCTCGATGACAAGTTCATCATGCCGACTTTTAATTGATCGTGGCTCTAAGCAGTTATTTTTAATATACCCGTCTATCCCATAACCTTTCTTCATGCTTCCCAACATCATGTGAGTCTCTACATGTTCTCCACATAGATGTTTCTGACACATGATACTCGGATCTACCATCCACATCCTCATTGTGTCCTCCTTTCCCTTTAAAATTTAACTCTTCGTAGACAAGGGGCTCTGTCACCAAGATTAGCCCCTATGGTAGTAAGACTCTGGAACTCCGGGTTTCCTTTTATCTTATCACCGAATTGATTAGTAACACCAAACCCTCGAAGGAGCCCCATATTATCTGCTCGCAGAATGGTTTCATATATCTTTCGAACCAGGGCCGGTTGCGTAGCTGGGACATACTTTATCATTTTATTGTATTGATTTATGAACTTGGTAAACTTGGCTGTATGTCGAACTAATTGCTTCATTTCATGAGACCATGCTACAACAATATCCAAATACCCGATATATAATTCTTTGAGGGCCTCATAACTCCAGCAATCCGGATTGGGGGTACATTCGAGTAATTGGGCTAAAGCTTCAGCAGGGGTGTTTGCAAAGACATAAGCTCCGTCGATAAATATGTGTGGCTTGTCCGGGGGTTCTTTCATTATTCCCTCCATTGTCGATATTGTTTACTTATTCTCTCTCACAACACCATTATACTAAATCCAGATCGTTTGTGCAAATTATTTACTCGAGTTCTTCCTCGTCCCTAACCCTGGTCCATTCCAGACTTCCAGAACCATCCTCTAACAAATGAAGATCAAAGGATCTCAAGCCGGCGCATGGTGCTATGTTTCTGGCCTTGTCAAACATAACAGTAAATCTTGCTCCCTGTTCGGTCCCACATATAGGTGGTCTTTTGAGTTTGATTATACTATCAAGTGCATCTTCTCTACCGGATGTTCCCCGCTGTTGATTACCTTTTCCAGCATGGTGAACTATTATGACCGATACGCCGAGATGCCGAAGGGATATCAACCATTGGTTTATAGGGTCCCAGTCCTCTTTACTATTTTCATTCAGTCCTGGTGTCAACGATGCCAGGTTATCGAGTATCAATAAGTAGTACTTATCATTATCAAACAGATACTGGTAAATAGCATTTCTGTACTCTTCCGTAGAGATATTGATTTGTTCACCATACTCTTTGGCATATCTGGACGCTGCAAGAAGAGTTAACGGATGCTCCTCTGATTCTTCACCATACATCTTCTCCAGAGTTTTTAAACGATCCTGCATTTCGAACTCTCCCATCTCTCCATCTATATACAAACACCCACTGGTATTCATCACTTCCCAGGGACCAATCCTTTTACCGACTCCATGTTTCCTTGTAACCATAACTGCCAGAGACAATGATAACCACGTCTTACCTATTCCTCTTGGTGCATACAACATATTTATGGTACCATCAGTCAACCACGGGGCTATAATCATTGTAGGGGGAACAATATGCTCTTTGACAAATTCGGCACCATGAACTACTGAATTGGTGATATTCATTACAATATCACCAAAAGTCTCTTTGTGTCGGCTAAACTTCTTGAGAACTTCCTCAGCCTTGTCAATTTTGTCTCTTTCCAGTAGAACTTTTACCTCTTCATTTGTAACCTCAATGTTCCTTCGTTTTAAGTAACTCTTTGCCTGGTCTATTTCAAACTTGATATTGGACTCCTCATTTTCCTCATATTCTTCGGACAGGTCCAGAAGAAAATCCGAGACCAATTCTACCGTGGCATCAGATTCGGTGATCATAGCTTCATCAAACAACTTCTCTAAATTGCTTTTTGGAGCCTCCTTATATGTGTTGAAATAGGATTGAATCCATTGGTAGGCTATTTTGGAGTTTTCAGATTTCAAAAGTCTGGTGGATGTGAGTGGCAGAATTTCTTTACAAAATCTGGTAGAGGTTACAAGGTTAGTAATAAGTTTTCGTTCTTGTGTGGTGTCTACTTTTTTCCGCCGGATTAAAATCATAAAACTCTCCTATCCAAAACTATCGTTTATATCCTGTTTCTCTGCTGTTCTTTTTCAAACCCATATCCTATATCCAATTTTTAATTTAACCGTACTCTCATGGACCTCAGATAAGGAGAAACTGATTTTATGGGTCCATTATATCCGGTTATTTTCCATGCTTCAGTCTATAATCCTTCCAACGCATCTCTTTTGGCGGATACCCTTTACTCATCATGAATTGATCTTTGAGAAACTTTGGGAGGAGTTCTTCATAAGTCTTTGCTGATACTAAGTAAGTCAGGCTCGGCTCATAGTCCGGACCGATTGATGAGGATATGGCTCTAAACAATAACTTTACCCAGAGAATCTTAGGATCGTTTTTCATCCAGCGTATTGGTGAACTCTTACCGGAACCTACACCGTAAACATCTATGAATTGATTGAGTCGTTTAGAAGCTTCGATGAGTAGGTTTCTGTTTGCTATGGACAACCCATTTTTCATCATAATCAGAGAGCCTTGAAATCTGACTTCTTCATACTCACCCTCAGCATAGGGTGATGTTCCATTTGATGTTCTTTGATTGGGTCGGAGTAGCATATCTTCGAACTCTTTTGTCCACTCTGGAAAGTCATCGGTTTTAACGGCACCGTACTTTTTGTCAAGGTAAACTTGAGATTTCATACATTCATTCAGCCATACAACATTTTTCGTGATAATATTATTTGGGAATATTCTCTTTTTTGTGTTTGCTGATAGTCCGTTCAAGAACTCATCGAAGCCTACTCTATGGCCGGGTGTTTCCTCATTTAGAGCATAGTTGAATTTGTCGGAGAGTAGGCTGTCGTAAACATCAATAGCTGTTTTGATCTTAGATACACCATAGCCATCTTGAGCAAGGAGCTTTGGTAAGTATCTTGTTGTTACTTTTGTATAGGGACCTTTCGGAGGATCACCATTCTTAGGTATTGTAAGCTTTCTTGTAGTAGGTTTACTATTCCAGTGTTTTATGATCTCACGAATAGAGACACTATAAGGGTTGGTTCTGTTTTTAGTAGCAGGCTTAGTAGTAGGAGTTGATAAGGTAGCAGTAGCAGTTCTTCTTTTCAGCTTCACCGGAGTAGCAGTGTCTTTGATAGAGGAGACAGAGTTTTTGTGCACCGCAGGTGCTTGACACTTTAGTGTCATCTCATTCTTAATATCCTCCTTCTTAATACCTTTTGAAAAAACAAAAGCCTGCCTTTTAAAATTTTGAAAGGCAGGCTTTTGTGATCTTTTAATTTCCTTATATTGTTTTGCTTTTAAATAGTAGTCAGTAGCATATTGCCGGTGATGTTCTGTAAAGCCACAGTCAACGAGGACTCTTTTCCGCCCATCAAATGATTTTTCCTTTATGTAGCCTTGTTTTTTGAGATTAGTGATGGCCAAACTCACAGTTGTTTCCTTACAATTATTCATGTATGCTATGTATGCATTACTGGGGAAACAGTCTTGATTATTCCTCCAGTAATTACTAAGAAACCACCAAATTCGTATCTCTTTATCTGATAAGTTTGGGTTGAAGAAAATCTCCCCTTCTATCCAAGCCCCCTTATGGGCCTGACCTTCAGTTTCGTCAACTTCATTTATTGTCGGATCATTTGTTATCATAGTGTCACCAAGCCGGATTGAGTATTACTTGGTTGGATAGTAGCAGTAGCAGTTCTTCTTTTCAGCTTCACCGGAGTAGCAGTTGTACTATCAGGAGGAGTAGCAGTAGCAGTGTCTTTGATAGAGGAGACAGAGTTTTTGTGCACCGCAGGTGCTGTGTTACCTTTAGGTAACACTATGGTCTTATTTTCTATAGTCTTATTATTATAATATAACCATGCAAACAATGTCTTTAAATCCATGTTTTTCATGGTTTTGGTTATGAAGCTTTTTTTACCGGTCTCTTGTTCTATTTCTTCATCTTTGTTGTTTATGGCAATTGTCAGATCTACCAGGAGTTGTAAGTTTATTGAATAGTAGTTCCTCGGGGGAACCCCTTGACGCACTGCAGATATTATATTTAACTCTGAAAATTGTTTTATTATAGTGGTTTGGGTTAGAGGTGATATTCTTGTCCGTTGTTCGATTTTCGATTGATCACAGTGGAATGCATGGCAGGGTCTTAACTTCTTTTTTTCAATTAGTTCCTTTCTATGATCGAGCAGAGCAGTAAGCCACAAAGAGTGTGTACCACCAAAAGCCCTGCATAGTTCCTTGCTGTATTGCCACCATCCTGTACTAAAGGTAGCCAGATTTTCTGATTCAGGGTATACACTATCTGGATTGTCATTTTGAATGTCCATTGTCACTCCTTTGTAGTCATGGGTTTACCTCCTAATTCATTAGTAAATCTAATCTGGCACCATAGTTCTTTTCGATAGGAACAAATCTTACTTCCAGAAGTTCCACATATTCGTCGTGTTGTTTGATACAATTATGTTCTTCGAGTTCAGTTAAAAGTTTGTTTACTTTTTGGGTTTTCATTCCACAACAGATGTCAGCAATTTTTTTGACTGTTTTCTTGGTTGGATTCAGATACAGGTGTATAAGACCGAATAATACTTTTGCGTTTGAACTTAGCGATGGGTTGAAAGCAATTTGTGCTGTTACTGTGATTTCATCTGGTACGTATCGTGGTTCCATGTCGGCCCTCCCGAGCAAAAAAATCCCATATACGACTCAAGGTGAATGGCAGATAACGGATTTGCCACCACAAAGGTGGAAGGGATAACCATCCACCCTGAGTCCTATATGGGAATAAACTATTTGTGTATTCAATTGTCACCGTTATCTATTCCTTCCAGGTAGGAGAGGCTCCCTCAAACCTCTCCACCTGTTAAATAATATATTGTCCCTCCGAAAAAATAAAGAAGTTACTTCATGTGATTTTAAATAAACTATAAATAAGTTAAAGTCTCAACTCTTTCCGTAAAGATGTTACGACATCGGGTGGCAGTTCTGCTGGGTCCCCTTCGGATAGAGTTACTACTTCCACATGCCTTTTTTTTCTTTGTAGCATGGTGCATAACTCTATGGCTTTGTCGGTAGCATCGGAATCAAACATGATGAACAGATTCTTAACCCTGGTTAGTAGACTCTTTTGTTCTTGAGTGAGCATTGTTCCGAACGAGCCTATAGCCCCGTGTCCTATGTTCCAGACATCCATTATCCCTTCTACTAATACCGCTGTATCTCTGATTCTGTCATACCCATACAAGGTATGTTTGATAGGAACCACGGCTTCTCTATCCGGTAGATGACGATACTTGATCTCGGCTTTCCCAGTTACATCTCTCGATGTGAAGGTTACGATCTTTCCCTCAAACTGCACTGGAATAATGATTCTGAATTTCCATTGACCAAGGTTCCTGGTAAATTTCAATCCGAACTCCTTGGTAAGCATATCAGAATCGAACCCTCTCCCCTCCAGGTACGTCTTATGAAGTTTAGGGATATCATTCTCCATATATTTGGGCCACACGATTCTGGTAGGGTTGAGGTCCGTTTTCTTTGGTTTCTTGGTATCCAGAATATCCAGAGTGAACTCAGTGATTGTATCCCTTGCTTCCTGCCAGGAGCAGCTATCAATCTCTTGAATCAGATTTACCGGATTTGATTTTTTACCACAAATCCAGCAATTACCAAAGCCGGAGTTGAGATTGATACCAAAGTGATACGATGGATCATTGCCGCAGAATGGACAGTTGATTTCAACCCAGCCCTCCGTTACATTTTTTCCACTGGTTTTATACTCTATATCTCTGTCTTCTAAAAAAGAGACAACATCAAAGTTTGAGTAATCAGCCATCTTTTATTACATCCATGAATTGTTAACATATAATGAAATTCTTTGTATACTATGTTGGGCTAAATACTTATATGGATCAAGCATGTCCACGAGCAGAACTGATTCCTTGTCCTTATCAATTCTCAATCCTCTTCCGAGAGCCTGAGCCGTTTGAATAGCACTCTTTCCTCCCAGTGCCAGGATGATTGTGTTCAGACTTTTTATGTTGACCCCCTCTCTCCACACAGCTGTACATACTACACACTTGGTAATTTTCTCGTTCAGAGTTTGTTGTATTAACCCCCTTATTCCCCCTTCTGTTTTCCCCTGAACAAATACAATATCCATACCGAATAAACTCCGGCCCATCTTAACTAAATTGTCTCCGTGGCTGATCTCTTTTACCATGATCAAAACTGTTTTATCCTGGTCAATTTGTTTCTTGGCTTCCTCCAGGATTAACCTATTTCTGGCTCTGTTCTCCACGATACCTTCTCGGTAGATGTCTACATATCTGTTTAAATCCCCGATAGATGAATTGTATGGAACCGGAATCAATTTTATTTTTGGTTTAGCCAGCATTTTCTTCTCCACCCCTTCCATCACAGTAACTTCTCCTACCACCGGACCAAGATACCCTTCCATGTACAGTATACTTTCTGGTTTAGTTGGTAGGGTTGCTGTTAGCCCAATTCTCATAGGGGATAGATTTGCCCCCAGTACCTTTGCATATTGGGATGTGGCCGATACTATATGGTGGCATTCATCTACAATCACTATATCAAAAAAGTCGCACCACTCAGCAGGATTGATTTTTACAAATGTTTGGATAGTCGATAGTGTTATTCTTTTCTTCTTGCTGAATTTTTTTTCACCACCACCAAGTATTTGAAGTCCGGTGAAACCAAACTTCTTCATTTCCTTTTCGGTCTGCTTAATAATGGATAGACTATGACACAAGAACAAAACTTTTGCTTCTGGAAAACAGGATAGTAATAACATTGCAACTATAGTCTTACCTGAACCGGTAGGAGAGAGGAGTACTCCACGACCTTGAATGATAGCTTCGTTGATAAGCCGTAGCTGATCTTCCCGTGGGGTGATACCTTTGAGGTGGGGCTTTTTGGTGGGAATAAGCTTCTCCAGATCCCCGACAATTTTAATGTCAGGGAATCTGGATTTTATTCGTGGTATAAGTCCTGTCAGGAAAAGACCTTTAGTCAACACATTAGCATCATAATTTTCAATGATAGTTTTTTTCTTGTTCGGTCTCACCCATGTTTTTTTGTAGGATAGTACCGGTTTGATAATCGTAACATCTTCTTTATCAGCCTTGCTGAATATCGGGTCGAGTATTTGAATCATTTATCCACCTGTAATTTTAGGTTTCTTTTTATTATACCCGAACCAGATTGTTTTGTTCAAAAATTATTTACAAACTCCCATAGTTCTTGAAATACTGCCTGGGTTTTTCTGGAGTTTCTCCATTGTTTCGCACAAAATCTGATTATTCGATGTTTTGATATGACACCTCTAACTGGGGAGATAATAGTATCCAGTATCTCCGCTGGAGCATTCAAGCACAATTCGATCACATACTTTGCTTCATTTGATAGTGACTGGTAGGACTCTTTCTTTAGTAGAGCTTTTTCAGGGTCAGGATAGTGTGACAGAATATATTCACCAGGTTCTTCGTGTTCTTCCTTGATTGTTGTGTAAGAGTCGTGATTTGTAATATTAATAACATTTGCAATGTCCCATTCAGTCCATCTGGTGGACACACCGGGATTGTGACCACGGCAATATTTACTTTGTTTCTTTCCCGTTACTCTCACTGGTTTTCCACATCCACATTCACATAGGATTACTTGATTTGTTTTCATGTATTTCTCCTTATAAGTTGATGATTTCCCTCCGAATGGTTCTATCATAAAAACATCCGGAGGTAAAGGGTTAATTTAAAATATTTTTCTTGCTTTTGTTTCCAGATTAACTTTTCTGATTTGGCTTTGTACATTATGAGTAATGTATTGACAAATGATGTTGTAAAACATCCAGTAGCTGAGTGATTTGGTTTTCATATCATCCAACATCAGATCGGAGGAGACTTCTACTTCTTGGTGAATCATTTCCTGTTCATTTTTGGTTAGGTTCAATTCTTTCATAGTATACTCATACTCGGATGAGGTAGTCACTCGATCAGCCCACTTCTTCCATATTTCAGTCTGCTCTGAGTATTCCTCCATTCCTTTACAAAGGATTTGTTGTACGACTTCTTGGTTCAGAGATTGTGTGTGTTTTTTGACGTAGAATGCAAACTGTTTACCAATCACCAGACCATTTGAGCAGACTAATCTGAAGGCTCCGAACCGAACTTCGTATTGCCAACCTGTGTCATAGGAATTTTTTATATTGATGGTCGGATTAATGGGATCACCTTTGCCAATGTCATACACGATATCTGGAAAAGTAATCTTGGTGTTCATCTTTCCACCGTCACTGAAAATATCTGTCTGAACATCATACTTTCCGAACTCCGGACTTTTATCTATTGCTTGTATCACTGTTTCGATAGCATCTTCATGTTTCACGAGTTGGTAACCAGGACTAACAATGGAATAGGTATCTCCTGTTTCGGGGTTTACTATTGCTTTGTAGTTGGGGCAATGTGTTCTTGTTCGTCGACCCCAACTTACTACATCTTCCCTTACCGCTGGAAATTCTGTCATGTTGTTTCCCTCCTCCGCAAGACTTTTACTTTCCTACGTTTCATAAATGGTAATGCAAACTCCTCCCGGGACCAAGGTAAACGGGGCATGCCTTTCAGTATACAGATATTTAAACAAGTTGAACAGACAATAGCCGTAGCATCTTTTTTGGATTGCTTTTGTCCTCCCCATCGCTTTGGTTCTACCCCTCGTTCATAATTGCCACAAATTGAACATCTCATTTAATGTCCTCCACTCCTGTATAATTGACGTTTGTAACTTCTTCACCTTTACTTACTACTTTCCGAATAATGTGGGGATTTGTCGTATCTTCGGCTTCTCCTGTTTCACTATTTATGATTCGGACGAATCCCATGGCTGTTGAGTAAATGTACATATCCTCCCCTCGTTCATATATAATCTTTCTTTCCATATTGATATACTCCTGTGACTATCAATTTTGAGCCCACTCAGACCCCTGGAGGTACGGTTAAATTAAAAATTGGATATAGGATATAGGTCCGGATCTGAAGCCAGCCTCATTGATCTGAGAGGTTCCGGGTCCGGACCCATTACCCACCAATTTTAATTCCGTATGCTATAATTGCCCACCAGTATCCGAGTCCGACACATACCAAACTCCAACAGAACAGTAACAGCATTACTTTTTCAAGTTTCATTTTACTCCTCCTTTTTAGGTTAACGATTTATTACTGCCCATGATGTTGAATTCATGAGCAGGATAAAAAGTTAAACTAATTATCTTATATCAGCATACTCCATTGCTGTCATAAGCAAACTGTCATAGTTGGATTTCATGGATTCGTTCATATACTTTTCGATGTACTCCTCATCCGCCCCGGCTCTTCTCAGAGCTTTTGTAACTTTGCCCATGATTGCGAATGCATTTCCATCTTCCCCTATAAGTTTGACTTTTGGTTTTGCTTTCGGTGCTTTCATTTATCCCCTTTCTTTGTTTCCCCCCCCAACATTATTTCATCATTTCTTTTGCTGCTTTCTGAATCTTCTTTGTCGTTGCTGGATTGAATATCTTGTGTAACTTTTTGGCCGGTGTTGTGGCAACATCAGCAATGGTGCGAATATCATGTGCCCACAACTTCTTTGCTCTTACCCCACCCACACCAGGAATACTTACCAGTTCTATCATCTCCATTCCGACTCCATACTGAACTCTGATCGGTAATGCTTTCCAGAGGTTTTCTTGATTCCACATAGCATACATTCCATCTATCATTGAAATGGCTTGTACTTGTCTTTGGATATCGAATACTACAGCCCTTTTAAATGGCTTAAGATAGGCTTCACCATCTTGCCCACTCAATTGTGAGTAGATAGCCAAAGCCGATACTATACCATTACTGGTATGAGTAACCCCTCTGTTCTTGAGTAACCATCTGAGTTCTTTTACATCTTGTTCCAGTGGTTTCGGAATATAGCCCATATCATTACTTGGGACATCCCCCAACGCCCATGCTAATGTAGTATCATCAACAGTCAGGTTATCTTCGAAAATCTGACCAAAGTTCTTGTGCCAGGCATCTATGTCATAGGGACTGAAGTACATCATTGCCGAAACTCTTCCAAGATTTGTAATGTTGAAATGTTCATCTATCATTTGCATCTCGGTTAACTCGGTGGATAGTGCTTCCGCATCTTCCCTACTGAACGTTGAATTTTGTTTGAAGGCTAAACTCCTGCTATACCAGTTCAATAAATCCCCAGCACACTGAATGACTTTGTTACTAACTTCAGCCAATGCGTGGAAGGCCATGATCTGGTGGTTGTTAAGGACCGAAAGAACTGGTCTCGGGTTTACAAAAACATCTTTCCAGGTATTTGTACTCCCTTGTGGAATGATCAGATAAACAAAACCAGCATCATCTATACCGAAACGACCGCCCCTACCAGCCATCTGCACTATATCCAGTTCATCAACTGTATTGATCCCACGGTGAACACCACAAATAACGACGTTCCTTGCTGGTAGGTTTCTGCCCCATGCGAGGGTGCTGGTGCTTACCAATACTCTGATACCATTTTCTTTACTTTGAAACTGACCTTCTATTTCCAATCTGTCCTTTAGTTCCAGATCGGCACTATGAAAATGTGCTACAATGTTATGTTCGGCCAATCTGTTCACTATATCCCTACCTGTCCCTTTATCATGGACGAAGCAGAGGAACTTTTCATCAGGTTTTGAAAGGATAGTGTCTACTACCATTTGTCGTTTTGCTTCTTGGCTTGACCAATAATCTTCCCGACCCCATTTGTTTAGTGCTATAGGATACTCCATGAAGTTTAATTGTAATTCCACTGGTCTCCATGTTGAAAATATTACTGTTGTTTCTTTACCATTCAGGTCTGACAACCAACCTCCAAGTTCTGCTACATTCGGCATGGTGGCTGATAAGAACAATATTCTTGCTCTTGGATTCAGTCTTGTAAATCTCATAATTCCAGATTCTACAGCATGCCCCCGCTCTGTTGTAAGGATGTGACTTTCATCAACTATAACCAATCCGACTTGGTCCATCCAGAAGTTTTTCTCTGAGTGGTATTTTCTGGTGCGACTGTCACACATCTCACTGGTCATTACTATGATACGACTTTTACCGAGTTCTTGTTTCTTTTGTTCTGAGAGGGTATAGTCACCGGTCATGATGGTGATTTTCTCATTTGGGAATCTTATTTGCCAATCTTCGTATTTCTCACTTGTAAGGGCTTTGAGAGGGCTCAGATAAATTACTCTCTGGCCTTTTGCAAGAACATCATCCATCAACAACTCCGCACAAATAGTTTTACCAGCCGTTGTGTTTGCCCCCACAATCATGTTTCTGTCCTCTCCTCTATGAGGGTATACTAATGACTGGACCGGATTGAAAGATTCAAACGGATACTGGAAATCCTGATATTCAGATGTTGGGACTCTGTCTCCACTAACATCGAGTACTATCTCAACTCTTTTATCAGTCTTCTTACTATTCTGTTCCTTCGTTCCAGGTTCATTAACTTTATATCCGGTTTCGTTGGATACCAATTCTTTCTCATTGTCATCCTCCTCATCATCAAGACTCTCAAAATATATTTCCATGAAGTCCGGATCTTTTATCTTTACTTGGCTTTCCATGGTTGGTTTGCCTTTTGGATTACTATCACCGATAACATATGCAAGTTGCCCATCAGTAAGACTACCATACTTGTCCAGACTTTCCAGTAGTGACTGAGCAAATCCCATCCAATTTACCGCTTTGGAGGAGAGAATCGCTCTGACATACTGAAAATCAATTACGTTCTGATCATGTGCAGATCCGATAAACTCTTGAACCCGACTACTAATACGATCGGATATGGTCGTGGCTCCTTCAACTCTTAATATTTTCTTTCCCTTACCTATGGGTCGGTTGTTCAGATTGTCCCAAAAAACCACTCGGATTGCATCTTTTCCTTTGTCACGGGTCTGTCCCGTTCGAATATCTACCGTGGAGTAGACTCGGATGTTGATGTTTTCATTCGAAGTCCCGATGGAGTATATGATTTCTTTACTCTTCGAATCCTCTACGATTTCAAAGTCACCGGTCAAGGAGTCTTCGAATTCTTTTTGACTCAAGGTTACAAATTCTTTTTCCATTCCTACCCTCCCCTTTTTAATTATAGGTTTTACCCACCTGAGGTCCATGAGAATCGACGGAAAAGGACCAACCCTTATCCTATTATAACCCCTTCATTACTACCCATTGAGAAGGACCTCAATGGGTAGGATCAAAGGATTATTTTCCGGCTACTAAATCATAAAGTTTTGCCTTGAGTTCCAGAATTTCTTGAGCCTGAGCAGAGAATTTGTTTCCGGTCTCCCCGATCTCGTTCCGGGCATTATGAAGATGGTCTTCCAAGTTGATGATCTTTGTTCGTTGGGTTTCAATCTGCTGCTCCAACTTTGCTATGGTCTGTTCTTTATCTTCCAGGACTACTTTGGTAGCCTTCAGGATGTCTTCCTTATCCTGAACTTCCAACTTCAACTGATCTATTTCCGGGTTGCCGTAAAAGTTTTGAATATACTCGTAGGCATCGACCATAACGTCGTCCCTGATTCTATTACTTGCCCAGCCGACAAACTCACCAGTGAACAAACTGGCCAGATAGTTGTCCGGAAAGTCATCATAAATCCTCTGCAGTTTTTTGAGGATCTCGATCTCGTCAGCCTTTGCCATGTCATTTGTAATATCAAATCTGAACTGACTCATTTTCTACCCCTCCTATGGTTCATACTCCATGAGATCCGTAATCATGCTTTCCAGTGTTTCTATCATTTCTTCCAACTGATCTATGTAGTCACTTGCAATTCCGGCTTTCTCTGAGTCCTGGAGACTTTCGGGCATATTATCTAAGTAGGCCTGTTCTTCTTCCAGTACTACATCCAGTGCTGCTCTGACGTCGTCCAAATCTTCCCCCAACTCTCGCATTCTTTTCCTTCTTACTTTGTTCATGATTTTTCTCCTTAGTCTTCATTCCGCGAACCGTCATGACCACATCCATAACAAATGTTTGCTTTGTGATTGACAGTCCCACAATTGGAGCAAATGTATAAATAATAGTCCTCACAAATTTCGTAGAGCAATTCTAACAACTGCTCTTTATTCATGTCTTCTGGGTGCATTTTTTGATCTCCTTTAGTAGTTTCTAATCCCGTCCCATTCGGGGTCCAGTGTTACCAAGTCCAAGTCTTGCTCTGTCAAATACCCTGTCTCCCAAAGCCCAAACTTCAGTGGAACCTTCACCCGGTCCGGCATCGTTTTCCAGGTCTTTACTTTTCCATTCACCCGCCAACGCTGCGGGGAACCGTCCTTATTCTTGTTCGTGGTATGATAAAGAATAGTTCCGGGTGCCAACTCTTTTGCTTCCTGTAACGTGATCATTTCAGCCCCCTTACGAAATAATTGTGTACGCTCTTATGAAATCCATATCTCCGTCCTTATCTCCTAATTTGATACCAACCCCGGAGAAGAACGAATCTGAAAGATAGCCATCAAAGGAGGATTTCAACCATTCTGTTGCATTTTCATCGGACCGGGAGAATTCTTCAAGTGAATATACCTGTCCACGGTATCGGAAGAAGGTTGCATCAGTTATATCACTCATCCAATCGAACTCGTTCTTTTCTTTCTCGGTCAACTCCCACCCTCCAATTAATGGGATGGGATGGTGGTTTCCAATAATCTTTATTTCACACATCAGTACCTCCAATCCCCGTTTTATCCGGCGGGTTACAACAACTCTGATTTATGAAGTCTATTGAAACCTTCATCATCTATCACATAAGTTTGCAGTTTCCATACCCAAACATCGGGTGTGTCTTTTGACTCGTCGGTTCGGTGTGGGACCAGTCTAAACTCGACACCTTCTAAAGCGGCCTGTCTTGGATCTCCTAAAATCTCGTTCATTTTATATACCCCTTATTTTTGGGGGCCGAAGCCCCCGTTTTGATTAGACCAGCTTCCCTTCCTTCTTCTCCCAAAGTTTCATGTATGCATGCACTCGGTCGGTGATTGAGAAAGAATTGGAGGTATTCTTACCGGACCGAACTGCTCCGGCCTTGCCGACAAACCATCTTTCTTCTTTCCCATCGACAGGTGATACTCCGTTGAACTGCCTATATTTGCTGCGGCAGTCAACTTCTGCGAACCCTTGTTTTTCTTCCAGAAAACGAACGACCCTATCTGTTAGGGTCTTTGGAATCCCCTTGCGGGGACCACTTTGATAAA